AGACATCAGCGATACTAAAATGCAATGTCCAGAGTCATCATGTAACAAGTTTGATACTGTTGTAGATAACAGAGAGAAAAAGAATAGTGACCCTAAGTTTGCTAAGATACCAGATTTTGCCTGTGACAACTATGGTGCAGACAAAGATGGTTGTGGTAAAGGTTGGTGGATAGGTGGAGATGACTTCCCATTTGAGAAATGGCTTTAGAAGAAATAGGTAGCAGCGAGGGATTAAAAAGATTAGTAGAGAGAATCAAGAAAAGATTTCCAGACTACAATTTTGACATCCCTGCTGGGTATGACACTACCCACAAAGCACCTTACTTATGCAAATCAAATACACAAACTTACTACGACAACGAGGGTAATGTTTTTTGTGCAACACGATACAAGCTAACAAGTGATAGCAATCCACACGCTTGGACTTGGGCTACTTGCAACGCTTTGATTAGTACATTAGATGAGCAGAAAGTATATAAAGAACAACAAGATGACATCTTTTAAGGAGATTGATAAGAAAGCTAGACAGGTTGCACTAAACTTGCAATCACTTATGGCAATAGTAGAGTTTGACTATAACAGGTACGAGCAGTGCATGGTATGTAATGAAAAGTATAGACATCACATAGATGGACTACCTTGTGAAACTGATACAGTTAAAAAACAAATAATAAAAAGGAGATAAGATGACAGACCTATCAAAGGTAAATATGCTAGAACTACTAGCAGAATTAGAGAAGAGAGGTAGCTTTAAAACAATTATATTTAATAAAGCAGATGGTAAGCAAGAGATTGCTGCAATCCTACCCCTATATCCTATGACTATTACTAATGAAGAAGTAACACAAGAGGAAGAATAATGTATAGACCTTTACCTGATTACTTGACCATACAACCAAGCAAGATAGAGGGTTTAGGTCTATTTGCAATTAAAGATATACCTGCTTATGAAGTTATAGGAATGACTCATGCTAAATGGTATGGAGAGCCGAACAACTTACTGCGTACACCACTCGGTGGTTTTATTAATCATAACGACAGACCTAACTGTGAGATACAAGGTAATATGACACGACATCTTTATACATTGCAAGATATAGAAGCAGGTACAGAGCTTACAGTTAAGTACACAATGTACAGTTTAGAGGAGGAATAATTTCTAAATATAAACTTTACAGACATTTAGTAGAGAAACATATATGGAGTAAACCTGTTGTTAAGTTAACTGTGGAGGAAATACAGAGAGCTAGTGAGTTTGCTAAAGCAATAGTAGAAAGTAAACAAAAAGAAAATCAATACAAGATAGATGGTAGGTCAATACAAAAAAGATTTTTTACAGGGATAAGTTCCGAGATAGCAGTAGAAAAATATCTAGGTATAAAGTTTGTTGACTACACAATAGGTGGTTCTAAAAATTATAACTATCCTGATATGAAAGCAGCAGGTATTCATGGTGGTATAAAATCAACTGAAGTATTTAAGTACCCTCTAGTACCTAAAGTTAATAAATATCCACAAGCTATGGTAGTAAAACAAGATGACTTTCACTACTATATCTGTGGAACTGCATACCCTGAAGTGTTAAATCGTTATCAGAATGACTTGTTTGTACTTGATAAAAACATATTAAAGAAATGGAACAAGTCTGCGTTCTATGGTTTTGCTTTCCTAGAAAGCCTATAAACATTGAAGATTTACACCTCTTAGGATTCGTTTTAAAAGGAGTATTTTTATGAGTGGCACTATGTACCACAGAAACTACACAATTCTTAGGTTATCCCAACCTTTTTTGTTTACTGTGAATGTTAAGACACCAGGATGTGACCACATACCAGACCGAGCAGTAAAATCTATACTCTTATCTAATGATGGTGACTGAAACCAAGTTCTATCTCCCTGTTGCTTAGCTCTGAAGTGATGATAATGACCTGTAACTAGAATCTCACACTCACCAGCTGGTAAGAATCCATACATCTGACCTTTCCACCAAGATTCTATCTTAGCTTCTGCGTTACCACCACCACCACTCATGTGACCATGTGTCATACCAACCTTTACACCTTTAACATCTAACACTTGATGAAAACCAGTAGGTACTTCTACCTTTACCTTCTTGTATCTTGCAGGGTTAGCTTTCATTATCTCTTCACATATCTCTAGGTGCATAGTATCAGAGTTATCTAATCTATTAGTTGTGACTTGTCCTTTAGCAGACCTTGACATCTCACCATGATTACCTGGTACACCTGCTAGTACTAGCTTGTCAGCAAGTGGTAGAAAGGTATCTATTGTTTTCATAATAAGACTTCTTGCTAATGCGTACTGCTCTATCAAAGTAAGTTCTATATTATGTGGCTGAGAGTCATAGAATCCATAACAATTCTCTGTTAAATCACCAAGTCCTACCATATATATCTCATTGATAGCAACACCTGCCTTACGCAGTTCCTTAATCCTGTTTACTGCATCTTGTAGGGCAACCTCGTAGCGTTTAAGGGTATTCTCAACGCCATAATCTTTCTTACCTAGCTGCCAATCAGCCATAAAAAACATAAAGGCTGTATCGCCACCACTATATTTAGTCTTAACTGGTGCTTTTTTCTTAGCTTGTTTAAATAATTCTTGGAAATACTTGTCGTGACCTGGTACTTTCTGCTTTACAATGCCTTTAAAAGCAAAGAATGTTTCTACTTGACCACCTTTTAACTGTGTATTCCATGATGATGCACGAACTGTGCCTACAATCTCATACTTCTTAGGGTCAAATCCCCAATCTCTAAGTATCTCATCATATTTATTGTGATAGTTGGGGTCAGTACCTACATGCGTAAGCTCACCCATACCTGTTTGTGGATTGATGTCATACCCAGGTTGCCAACCAGACTTGTAGAAGTTGTTACCTAGTTGTTCACCAGTATATTTCTTTTTCTTGGGCATCATACCTCCTGTTCCCTGTTACCAATAGTATACAGAGATGGTATGACAATTAAAGGTTTAACTTATTTTTTTCTTTGCGAATGTCTTTATGACTGATAATGCAGCACCACCACCAGATATAGCAGCAATTTCAAGGGCTGATGCCTCTATTCCTACCATTGGGCTGATAACTAATGCACCTAGAAAGGCTTCTATGAAAGTCCATACAGCTCTCTCTAACATATCTTTTAGTTCTTCATTCATTTTATAACTCCAGGCTTCGTTCCAAGGTGTCCACCTAACATCCATTTTGAATGTACCATCCTCGTTTCTTTTTCTTTTGAATCGTTCAAACATTATGTAATAAGTCTACCTCTTAGCATGGCATTTGTTTTGATAACATTTCCATTTATCTCTTCAAGTTTTTCATATACAGTATCAGCTAGTATCATGTGGTCTTTAGCTTTGTTATCTTCACCACCAAGGTTTATCTTTGTATATTCTATGGTGACATCATCACCTTTAAGTATTGCACCAGATACTTTAGGATATAGTTTCTTGTAAGCGTTAGCACTACTGCCAACCATACCATTAAAGTTTACATCTAAGTCTTGTTGTGTATCTCCTACGATTAAGCAACCACTGGTATGTTCATCAGTGTTACCTTGATGGATAAGTATATATTCAAAACCTGGTACATCTTCTAGCCACAACATACCTCTATGAAAGGTAGGATATTTCTTGGTGTAACGAGAGTTAAATCCACCAACTGTTCTAAGTTTAAGTTTGTATGTGCCTTCTGGTATGCAGGTTTCGTGCATTACTTTGACTGCTTGATACTGGTCCTCTAAAGTATAACACTCAAACTTACCATCAATAAACAGCATCCCATTAGTTGCATCCTTACCAAATTGTGTCCTGACTACTTGTAATTTCATACCTTTATCTTAGTGGTTATGGTTGTTAGCTTCAAGGTATGCCAGTCTAGTTTTTAAATCGTTAAGTTCCCACATATTGTTGTTAACAGTTTGTACTTGTGTTTCTACCCTAGTCAAAGAATCATTAAGGTCTTGATACTCCCACTTCTCTAATAAGTAATATCTATCTAAATCAAACCCACCATCTCTAACTGTTTGCTCTAAGTTATATAAGTTAGCTTGTAAGGTAGCCATCTCTTCATTGAACCTACCGACATTCTGTGCAGCCATCTCTAATGATTGTATCTTCTCATACAATACAGCTATATCATTTTGTACATAAGTGCTATCTTTAAGAGTTACAAATTCATACTCAATGTTATTCATCCTGTCATCAATTCCTGTAAGAGTTATAAGTACAGCGTTAAGAGATTGAATACCTGCACCAACAGAGGACATAAGAGCTATACCTGTAACAACTAGACCAAGATTATCTTTAAGTTTTTTAAACATTACTTACCTATCGGACAAGTGTTGCACATACCAGTACATAAACCACAAATCATTTAGCCACCTATCTTCCAGATTATCTCTGTAATCTCTGAATCAATATTCTGTATGATGTTCAATACATCATTAAGTTTGTTGTTTGAATTTATTATTTCTACCTGCAATGCTGTAACTTGTTGTTGTAAATCATTAACTGTTTTAAATAACCAACCTACAAGTGCAGCTAAACCACCTTGTAGTACTTGATTAAGATTTATTCTTGCTTCCATATATCCTTACATACTTAGGCTACCAACAATTAATATAACTGTGGCAACCAATCCCAATACTTTATAAAATTCTGATTTATCTAACTTCTCATCTAGCTTCTTATCTATGTCATCTAACTTATCAAATATCATTTGATTCAGTTCTTTCTGTGTAAAGCCATTGGAAGTTGTCATTATGGAAGGTCATCCTGTGTAAGAAAATCCCATTCATCTTGGTATGAAATACGATTATCCCAATCGTAATCGCTTATTCTTTTAATAAATCCGAGAGCTTCTTTTAAAAAATACCCTAAAAGAAAACCAATTAAATAATCCATACTATGGATTTTATCACACGATTACTTATTCAGGTTTAGGGTTATCAGATTTTACTTGTGCAATGTGGTCAGCCCAGGTAGTTGTGCTATTAACACTATCCCAGTACTGCATATCTAGTTGGTCTTGTACAGAACCATAAGCTTCTTGCCTAGCTTGTATGTAACCAAACTGTTGGTCATTCCATTTACTGTTAGCTAAGTCTATGATAGCTTGGTCATAATCAGCAGAGGTAAACTCTAATCTTTCGTTATTAACTTGTTTGTATAAAGGTTTAGCAGCTTCTATTTCTGCTGTTGCTTCTACTGTTAGTTCTTCTAATGTCATATCTCTCCTATCTTAACAGACTTTTATTTCCTTACTTCTTTAAACCATATAAAGTGAATGTTCCACTTGCTATGTTTCCTGCATTTGTAAAAAAATGTATTCCATTGTGTGCTTCTGCAACTGTATAAACACCACCACCTTGTCCACCTCTTAATGCACCATTATAATCCCTTGCAAGTTCTTCTTTAGTTACAAAAGAATACTCTGATGAATTATTAAAATTAAATAAATAAAGTATAGCTTGTGTGGTTTCCCCTGTTGCTGTGCCTGTTCCTGTTGATGAATTTATATAAAGAAAAGTTAAATTAGTATTACTCTCATTTGCAAAACCTGTATTAGCTCTAAGGTTTTTACTTGCATAATCATAATTTGCAGTTGTTTGTGGTGTATTACTAGCAGTAAATTGGTATTGTATGTTTTTTGTATCTGTATCTAGTTGTACATTATTCATAGCAACCATATAAACATCATAAGAACTATCCCAATCAGAGCCACCTAAAGTAAAACTTGCTACTGATGATGTAACTATTTCTTCATCTATTTTTATTAAGCTACCTGCCATTATTTAACTCCATATACTGATATTGTTACATTAAAGCTATAACTTACATTTGAACTTATAAAATGAATACCTGTTATTTGTTCTGCTGATTTATGTACCCCAATTTGTTTTGCACCTCTAAATCTATTGTTTGCAGTATTATATCCACCTGCACCTTGCCCCTGCATAAAAGTATAGCTTGAACTATCATTAGGATTATAAACATAATTAACCATTCCTGCATTATCATAATCTCCAAATAACATTAATCCATACATATAAGTTGTTGATGTTTGTTTATCATTATCAAACCCTGCCTCTGCTTTCATTGTTAATCTTGCAGTATCATACTCACTATCACTGATTATACTTCCACCACTGTCAATAAACTGTATTCTTAAATCAATAGCATCTGTAGCATCTACAGGTAAATATTCAGCAGTGTGACCAACTATTTTATACACATCATAATTAGCACTAAAACAATCTGTTACTGATAATGAACTAACAGAAGTTCCACTAGCAGATTTTATAAATTCTAAACTTCCTGCCATAATCTAACTTTCTGCAATTCCATATAGGGATGCTGTTCCACTTGTTAGAGTTCTATTATATGTGTAAATTTGTATTCCATCAACTACACTTGACTGTGGTAAAACACCACTACCAAAACCAAAACCTGTTGAAGTTGCCTCTACAAAACTGTGATAAGTTGTAAAACTATATTTATTTGTATCTCCCAAATTATAGAAATAACAGTACATATTATAATTTCCTGTACCATTATTCATAGAATAAGGACTAATTAAAATACTACTCATACCTGTACTTCTATCAGCATCACTAAAAGTTCCACCTGTTGTTCCTCTTTGTTGTGCATATTGATAAACACTTGAAGTTTCTAAAGTACCACTTTCATAAAATCTCAATCCTATGTTTGCAGTACTCCCACTATGAACTAAGTTGTTAATAGTCAAAAACATTACATCATATACATCTTCATTTATAGAAGTAAAATCAATAGATGTAGGACTACCAGTAACAGTTTGAGTTTCAATTAATTCTAATTTACCTGGGTCAACAACACCACCTAGTAAGCCAAACTTAGCTTGTCCAATAGGCATATTAACTCCAGTCTTGTTGTGGTACTAAATAATAATTTGTTCCATCAAAGAGAACTGTAACTATATCTATCTTTCCTGAACCAGTTGTCATTGTCCAACCACCACCACCTGCTGTTTTAGCAGCAACTGTGTTGATTGTAGAAACAACAGTTCTATCTGTGCTGTCTTGTGTAAATCGTACTGTGATAACTGTAGCTCTACCTGCTGGTAGGTTACTGATTGTCCAAGTAGTAATGTTCTCTGATAAAGCAACTGTAAAAAATCCACCAACACTTGCATCTAAAGTTAATGTACCTGAACTAGAAGTAACAGCAGTAACATCTTCTGATACTGTGTTGCCTAGTTGTATAGTGCTACTTGCAGTTTTCTCTTGTATGTTATCTACTTTAAGTATTGAACTCATAATCTATCCTTTAGGGTACTTATCTTTTACTGCTTGTCGTTGTGCTTGTAAATCTGTAAGAGTATCGCCACCATCTAGTAATGCGTGTATGCAATCATCTACTGTTGGATATTCTGATACTCTATTTCTTTCCCATTCTTTAGCATCATACTCTGCTTGTAACCTAGCTTGTTCAGTAGCAATAGCTTCATCAGTAGGTTGAGTTATATCTTCACTATGCCAAGTAACAATTTCATCTCCAATTAATGTTACTTCTGCATTAGGTTCTAAACTTATTATTGCATCTAATTTACTAATCACGAGCCAATCTCCAAAGCCATTATTGATGCTGTATAATTATTAAATTGACTTCTACAACTTGTACTATCTCCATTTTTCATTTGTGCTTTATAAGTTACTGATGATGTACTAGATGGACTATCTAAATGTATTATTGTCATTGGAAAAACATTGTAATGTTCAAGGTTAGACCCATCTCTTTGTATAAATTCCCTAACTGATATAGCTGTGCTATCTCTTAGAACTTGCCATTGTGCAAAACCTGTTGCAGCGAAAGAGCCTGGTTTATCAAGTCTTACATTATCGTTGTATATTACTAAAATTTTACTACTTGCAGAACTTGGCGTAATGTTAAGTGTTACATTTGTAATATCAACATAACTTGTAGATGTAGTTGTTTGTGCTGTAGAACTTGTCGTGCTAACAACTTGTAATACTTTACCAAAACTATCAGAAGTCAAAGCTACAGTACCTGTTGTATTTGGTAATGTTATTGTCTTGTCTGAACCTAGTGAACCACCATTAGTAAGTACTGTATAGTTACCTGCTCCATCATCTATTTTTATTTGTCCTGGCAT